CAACTAGAAACATGGCTTACGTATCAACGACACTGGTGTGAACATAAACCTAGCATTACTGTGTCAGTTCGTGACCATGAATGGGTATCTGTAGGTGCATTTGTGTATGAGCATTTTGACGAGATGTCAGGTGTGTCGTTTTTGCCACACTCAGATCATACCTATCAGCAAGCACCTTATCAGGATTGTGGAGCAACAGACTATCACGAGTTGCTAGAGCTTATGCCTACGGAGATTGATTGGTCTAAACTTTCTGACTACGAACAAGAGGACAATACAGCAGGTATGCAGACAATGGCATGTTCTGGTGACTCATGCGAAATCGTAGACTTGACGTAGGTCAAATACCTTCGCCCTGTGTAAAGGTTTGTCGTCTAGATGATGATGGCTTTTGCATAGGGTGCAAGAGGTCTACCGACGAAATAAGAGACTGGATGATAATGTCAGAGTATGAACAGAAGAAACTGTTGCATGAATTAATGTGGAGAAAAGATGTACGTGATAATCACTCGTGATCAGTGTAACTTTTGTGATGATGCCAAAGCCTTGTTAAAAGGAAATGGATTACCATATACAGAATACAACATACAATCTAAAAGTAGCAGTTGGTTGTTGTATCTACTTAAGAGGTCTAGCATAACAACTGTTCCTCAAATCTTTAACCCGAAAGGTACTCATGTAGGTGGGTACACAGAATTGAAAGAGTGGCTAGATGACAAAGGTAAGAAAGAGTTTTAATAGGGCTTTATATGAGGCTTATGATGAACCTGCTAAAGATGCATTGGTGTCGTTACTCAAAAGTAAGGGACATACGATTGTAAACACTGAAGAGGATTACTACGTTGATGTCGTATCTCAAAAGGATGGCTACACTTATTTTAACGAGGCAGAGGTTAAGGTAGCTTGGGATGGGGACTGGCCTACCCACTGGTCTGAAATACGCATCCCTGAACGCAAACAGAGGCTCCTAGACAAGTACGAGGGAAAGAATGGTGTTCTTAACTTTTATGTATTTCGTAAAGACCTACAACAGGCGTGGCGTATCAAGGATACACTACTAACCCAAGAAAGTTTAGGTACAGCAAAAGGTAGGTACATTCGTAAAGGTGAGCAGTTCTTTCATATCCCATTTACATCAGCGGAGCTAGTACAACTGAATGGATGATTTTCCCGAAAAACCTAAACGTACCCGACGAAAAACAACATACAAGGGTGCTGCAGCTAAGAAGGTTTCTGGTATAGTACCCAAAACAGAAAAACAAAAGGAGTTACTAGATGCACTTAAAGCATCATCTCAGGTCTTTATTCTTGGCCCTGCAGGTACTGGGAAAACATATGTTACTGCGACTTATGCTGCCGACCTCTACACGACGAAAGAGATTGATAAAATCGTCATCACAAGACCTCACGTTGCCGTAGGTAAAGAGTTAGGTTTTCTTAAGGGTGATCTACAGGAAAAGACAATGCCTTGGGCATTACCTGTATTAGACGTACTAGAGAAACACTTAGGTAAGGGGGCAGTGGAAACTGGCATAAAGAATGGAAACATTGAAATGGCACCTCTTGCACTTATGCGTGGGCGTAGCTTCGATAATGCCTTTATAATTGTCGATGAAACACAGAATATAACGACACATGAACTTAAGATGCTCTTGACAAGGGTAGGGGAAGACACCACTATAGTACTTAATGGTGATATACAACAGTCAGACCTAAAGGAAGCTGATGGCCTGTCTAAAGTTATTCACCTAGCAAAGAAGCATATGTTGCCTGTACCAATCATTGAGTTTGGTGTAGACGACATTATACGATCCGACATCTGCGCACAGTGGGTGAAAGTCTTTATGAAGGAGAACCTATGAATGAATGGAGCGAAGCACCAATGATAACGCCAATGTCCCTAGAGGAACGACAACGATCCAAAGAACGTGATAACGTAAATAACCCTGCACACTATGGTACTGGTGCTATTGAGTGTATTGAGTACATCAAGGACTTTCTGACAAATGAAGAACTGATAGGATACTATCGTGGGAATGTAGCAAAGTATTTACACCGATGGCGATACAAGAATGGTGTAGAAGACCTTAAGAAAGCCCGATGGTATCTAGAAGCATTAATACAACAACAGGAGCGTAAATGAGTGTAGTAGAGGGCGTGTTGGTAATTAGCCTATTAGCCAATGCATATTGCCTACGTAAGATTACAAAGGCAGAGGCTGACATAGAAATGCTGTATGAAGGTACAGCCATGTGTATGACCAAACTAGGTCTATCCGAAGAGTAGATACAAAAAGACCCCTGAGTCCAACTAAGGATTCAGGGGTTTAGTTTTTTGCAATGTTTATTTATTTATTCTTTACGTCTGAATAACTTTATCAAACCTCTACCTATCTCTGAGGGGCTAGGAGCAAGCCACCCAAGGATCAAAAGCAATAATAGCAGTGGGTCTATCTCAGATATGTTTGTCGTACTGGTGGACTGGTCTATGGTGTCTACAGGCCCATCTGGTTTAGCTACAGGTCTAATACTACGATCAATGCTTGTGTTTACACCTTGATTGTTCTCTGCACCCACTTGAGTGTTAGCAGCTACATTAGTCCCACCAGTAGGAATTAGTGATGTTAGACCACAACTACTTAACGTTGACGTTAGTAGAGCTACGATTATCAGCCGACTTACCATTTACATATATCCCAAAGAAACCTGCTCCCGCACCTACGATAACCGACACAAACCCTGCTTGAGCATTTGTAGGGTCAGGTAAGTCCATAAACCATGTTGTCGTTTTATAGAAAGCAAAACCATAGAGTGTAATTATCATTCTAGGCCATATACGCCACTTATCTAGCCACTCTGGTGTTATAGACATTCTCAGCAATCCTTTTACTTCTGGTAATAATTAGTATCTTACCATCCTTATCGTAGACATGATACTTATCACCAATTCTTATCATCTATTTGCATAAACTATAGCAGCTAACCCAGCAAAGAATATTAACAACAACAAACCAGTAAGTGACCAAGTGATAATAGCTTCTTGTATCTCAGCTTTACGATACTCTTGATCTTTCTTTTGCTTTCTGATCTTTGCTTCTGTACGCACTAATTCATCCCATGCTGATGGCCCATAGACGAAAGATATATGCTGGCGTAGCTCTTCACGCATGGCATCTGCCTTACGCTTTGCATTCCAAACTTCTAGAGCTTCAGCTTCTACAGAACCACCTAATGATTTCCACCAAGGTGGGTTATTAGCTTGTTTTTCTGCCTGACCTAAGTCTGACATAGCACCTGCCCATTGGGATAACTGACCGTGCATATCTTGCAAGTCTTTCCCTACGGCAATGCCCTTCTTGATAGCATTAAAGGCGACTGTTGCGCCGCCAATAATAGTAACTGGGTCTAACATTTACCATCCCTCTATTTTGCAAAAGCATCATTAAGAAGGATAATCTCTAGTTTTTGTACCTGTAAAGTTAGCTCATGGGTCGTACTTATATTCCAGCCCAATAAGCCTACGAGTGCTGCAAACAACACTCCAACCAAGGCTTTACTATCCATTTATCTTTCTCGCAGTGATTGTTCTATACTGTCGAGTTTTAGGAATATTGCTTTGATTGTTTCTTTCATCTCTTTCATCTCACGATCATATGAGACTTTAGATGATTCTAGTTGAGATTTAAGTACGGCTATTTCTGTCTCGTGTTTATTACATCGGGAAAACAGATGCCATACGACGACTATAACAGGTGCAACAAGCCATTGCATAATTAAGTCTACCATCTCGTACATGACTATAGAACCTCGAAATGCGGGGCATCAATGAAGGGTCTACGACCAGCAGAGCGACGAACGTCAATGTATTCATTCATCAGGTCTTCTGCAGTTCCATCCCAGTCGTTTAATGCCTTGTGCCATGCAGCACCCCAGCGTAGTGTCACTCCTAGTTCTTTAGCAGCTTTGAGCATTGCATCTGCAATCTCGTCATACAAGTTTAGTTCCCAACGGATGCCATCACAGTAGGCTGCAAGGTCTACAGCTTTACCTTCTAGATGCTTAGATTTCATCGTCTGTGATGCACCTTTAGCAACTAGGGCTTCTTGCTCCTGAACAGTTCGTAGACCACAGATCACAGAGAAGTCCTGCTCAGAGATTTCAATAGCTCTTTCAACAACTGCGACTAGCCGTGGGTCAACGCCCTGTAGTTTTTCTTTACTTCGATTACCTAAGACATATCCCATTGTTTTTCTCCAGCTTTACTCACAGGTATAAGTCGCATCAGATACACAGATAGTGGTGTTATTGACTACTTCTGGGTTGACGATAGTAGCTTCAGCAATACCAGCCATAGTGTCATTAGTGTGTGTAGCTACAGTAGTGTCATTGTTAGAGTTATTGATAGCTACATCTTTATTGTTGTTACTGTTATTAATAGCTATATCTTTTTGTACTTCAGCAGCATAAACTGTAGCACCAATTTGACCGACACCAACAAGGGTATTACCTAGTGCTGGCATGATAGTCTTAGCTAAGTCTACAGCACGGTCACCACCTGTACGTGGGGGTGCGGCATTGTATTGACCATTCTGTTGCATAAGTAAGGCAGCAGCTACTACACCACCTTCACCTTGTTTAGCAATTTCAGCTATAGCCTCTAGTCGTTTTTGTTCAGCATGAGACTTACTCCACTGATAGTCTGTGTTCATAGCTACATCGTTCTTAGATGAGCAAGCCGCCAATGCTAGGGCTGGGATTAGGATTAGGTGTTTCATTCGGGTTCTCCTTAAGGTTTGGTGGGCCAATCACTATCTGACAAATTAGGCCAGTTTGCGTGTGTAGTAATATCACGAAGAGCTTGACGGTAGGTAGTCATCTCTGCCGACATTGTAACATCTGACAAAGCAAAGTAATCTGTTTCAGCTAACAACTCATTACGTTTTGTACGCATGGATATTACCGATGAATGTTCATTGTTTAAAGAAAAAGAACTTCCATCATAGCAATACAAGTTTGGTTTAACACTTGAAGGAATATCATTTACGCCCTCATAAATGTTAGAGTTTGATGTTGTTACTTCTGGAAAGTAACAGTCCACAGGTTCTCCAATATAAGTTTGCGTATCGTTCTGTGTAATAACCGTTTCGTCATCAGTGATGTAAACAATTACGTTATTTTCTCTAGTAATTATTTTCATTATGCTTACCCCCCTGTCATAGCTATTTCTGTAGTTGAAATTGAGTATCCAAGTTGTTTACCCCCACTAGTCTGCGAAACTGTTGCACCATTTGCATAGTAAGGATAACCAGCAGTCAGGCTAGAATGAACATTAGAAACACCACCAGTGATAGCTACATCTACAGATGCATCAGCCGATACAGTCGCTTGAGCAACACCTATACAACTTATGTCTGTAGGTATATTCCAAGTATGCACATTTGCATTAGCACCATCCCAAGAGATAATCAGGTTGTCCTCATTGTTCCCCTCTGGATTAACAGCAACACAGGTATCGTCAGCAAAGCCTGTAGATGGAGCAAAACTATATACTTTTGATTTAACTGGGTTATGGGGAATAGTCATGTCAAATACGGTATACATATCAACACCCCTATTAGTAGCATTTCTTGACTGAGGAACTACTAACTGTTTCATATTTGACGAGTAGAAAAGTTGCTTATCACGGATGGCACCAATACTACCAATCTCATTAGTAACTCCCATACTTATACGAGTAACTATTCTTGGAATATAACCATCGCTACTATCATCCGAACCATTCGCAAAACCAACTAGATCAGTATTCATATAGCTTCCATTAACACCATAGTTGTATTTTAACGCATAGTTGACGCCATCTAGCTCAACAAATTCTGAGTAATATTGGTCACGATAAACTGTAGATGCACCTGTTCCAAAGTCAAAATCTTCAATTATGTTAAAGCCTTCTAAACTTAAAGTTGTTCCGCTGTAACTAAAGAAAAGGCCTCTTGATTGCATACTAGTTGAAGTGCTTTCATTCGTAGCTAACGCAACAAATCTGTCAGACGTACTATCATAAAACGCACCAAAGGTATAAGTATAGCCTATATTAGAACCAGACCCAACAGTTAGGGTTGTGCCACTTATCGATACCAAATAACCAAAGTTACCAGCTGTACCAGAGTCCTGAGTTACAACAAATAAAGTATCTTTATCTGAGTTTAAGGCGAATGCAGTATTATAGGTGTCAGCAGTACTAGTCTCAACTACGCTAGTTGTACCTACGCTAACAGTTGTGCCAGTACCAGTTAGTCGGGCTACGACAACTTCTTCCCTATTTCTAAATATTGCAACAAGCCCATCGCCTGTATCAACAATACCGTCTACATAGTTACCGACTGAAGCACCAGTTGTAAAAACAAAAGTTTTGGTGCCAGCAGTTACTGTACCACCAGATACTGTAAATGCTTGTGCATAGATGTTGTTAGACGAACCAGTGTCAGACCCTACAAGTACAAACCTAGAACCGTTTGTGTCCCATACCACTCTATAATTAGCTGATGTACTAAAACTTATCCCTGCGTTTACTGTACTGTCTGTCGTACTGTGAGCAAAAGTCTTACCCACTTTACCATCATTACGCATATATACTGGATCACCAGCGGTGAGTGCTTCGTAAGCTGTGGCCCCAAAGGAACCACCACCAGCAGCAGCATCCACAAAGCTAACCGTTCCAGAGCCGTTAGTTTGCATAACTTGACCACTTGTGCCGTCAGAAGTTGGCAAAGTAAATGTGTTAGTGAAACCTTGTAGGTTAGCATCATAGGCTAATACGTCTGTACCAATCGCAACACCAAGATTAGTACGAGCGGTGGCTGCATTAGCAACATCGGACAGATTATCAGCAGCAATCAACGCACCACTTGCATCCAGAGCAGCAGTAATCCAAGCACTGTTGCTATAAATCTTTAATTGATCTGTTGTGGTGTTATAATAGATAGCACCTTCCTGTAAGGGGTTTCCATCATTATCCAGTGTAGGGTCAGATGCCTTAGACCCAAGCATAATAGCACCAATCTGAGAAACATAGGTTTCTGATGCAGCAGCATTAGTCTCAGAAGTTGCAGCATTAGTCTCAGAGGTAGCAGCAGCGGCAGCACTAGCAGCAGCGTTAGTCTCAGAAGTGGCTGTAGCAGTTTCTGCCAGTTCTACAGCATCACCTAGTGCATCTAGTTCTGTTCCGAATGTATCTAATGCCCCTAGAAAGGCATCAGCTTCTGTGGCAAAGTCGTCTGGTCTGGATCGACTAGGAGGTGTTGGTAGTGGTGTTACTGGAGGAATAGCCATGTCTTATACAAGTCCTTCTACATCTATAGTTGCGTAAGAGAGAGATGGGGTTGATAGGTTAATGTCGAAATCTCTGTAGTATCCATATATGGTTGTACCATACTTATCAGTATTTGGCCCTGCATACCAAACAACAGGGGTTGTACGTATTTCTGATAGGATACTTTGAACACGACGAACAGCATTGGTTTCTACTGTAATGTCGTATTCAGCACGTTGAGCAAATGCTCTTTCAACAATAATCGGGTTGCCGAAGGTATCTCTTTCCTTACGGCTAAAGTCTTCGATAGATACCGAAGTATTATATTGTGTCGCACCAAGATCAAGGTAACGACCAATAATAATTTGTCCTACTTCTGCAGTAGAGCCAGTTTCACTAATTGTAATAGTGACAGTTGGTGAGGTGTAAGGTGGTAGGTCTTCAATTAGAAGCTCTTCTAGCTTACGTTGAGGTTCAAAGAAGTATGTATACCAATCAATTACATAAGAGTTATCAATAAGATCAAATGTCTGATTGTAGTATTCACCCTCACTTGTGGTTTCCAACTGTAGTTGTAATTCTGAAGCATCTAGGTTAAAGAAAGCAACAGCAGTTACAAGTTCGTCTGTAGGGTCTAGCACATAACCGATACTGTTAGACTCACTAACTTGGTCTGTAATCTTTTGGTCAAAAGCCTTCCACCTGTTAGTAGCAGAGACTTCCAACCACCAAGTACCATCATCTGTTGTAGGGTCATTGCCTGTGTTAGACGCTTGTACACTCTCATACACCTTGTGTGTGCTAGTACTAATAACCCTATCTTCTAGGGCATAAGTGGTTCCAGAGACCCATACAGAGTAATCATCTTCTGGGACTGTGCTTGAAGTAAGAATACTATCTGTAATAGTTACAGGTTTAATTATCCGCATCTATTAAGTCCTTTCAGGCGGTAGTCCATCGACATCAAACTTACGTAATGTGTCACTTGTACGTTTACTATACTTAATAATCTCAACAAGAGACTGACGAACAAATGCATCAGACTGTACTGTTGAACCTTCATTTGTATCAGAAGGTGTATTTGTAGTTGTACCGTTGACCACACTCTGAGTAGGCATAGCAATAGGAGCAGGAATGTTAGCAGGTTGACCAATACGAGCCATAGCTACAGCCTTTTGGTAGTCAAACAAAGTTTTAAAGTCAACTTCGTTAATACCCTCCATAGCCTCTTTAGCGTCTTCTAACTTCCAGATCATCTCTTGTAATGCACGGTTAGCTGGATTAATAGCCTCTAGTTCAAGACGACGAAGTTCTGCAGTATTGCCTTGTAGTTCTAGTAGTTGTTTCTCTAGTCCAAGACGTTCATCTAGGATCGCTTTTGCAGCCGCAGCAGCTTCCTCTTCAGCTTTCTGTCGTGCAGCATCTACAGCAGCAGCAGCCCTAGCAGCTTCTTCTTCTTTTCGTCTTTGCTCTTCTGCAAGCTGATTCTGAATACTGAAGATGCTTTGTAATGTACTGATAGCCTCACCACCGTAGAGGTTCTCAAGTTCTTCCAGAGTACCCTTTTGAAAGATACGTTTAACTTCTTCTTGAGAAGGTACACCTTCAAAACCACTAACTTGCTGCAGTTGTTTTGTATAGTAAGCCAGTTGCTCTCTGGGGTCTAGAAAGGCTCCAACAAGAGTTTGTGTCTTAGAGATAAAAGCAGCTTGTCCACCTGCAGCAGAAATCAAACGACTTGCAGCTGAAGCTGCATCCATAGAAGCCTCAAGAGCAGTACGACCAAGCCTGTCAAATGCACCATTAACTGTGGCTAAATCAGAAGTCAACCTTGTCAGGGTTTGCGTCGTTGTCTCTCCTTCATGAGCAAACTCCGACAGTTGAGGAACAAGAGCAGCCATTTCATCAGAGATATTAGTAAACTCTTCTTGTATCTTAACGAGTGCTTGTTCTTCTGATAACCCCTTAAGGGACACTTGGAACTGGTAAGAGAAGTCAGAGAAAGCATCAGACCCAACACCCAAAGTGTTAGCCATATCTAGGACACTTTGTTGTACTTGAGATACACCTTCGGTGATAGGATCAGCAGTTTCTGCACCTGCAACTTCGTATTCAGTACTTCTGCTTTTCATTAGACCAAACAAACGAGAGGTCTCTAGTTTACGGAAAGATTCTACAAGTGTTCCTGTACTATCTACAGTAACTCTTAGGCCACTATCCAACTCTTTAACTTTCTTGTTGAATAGGCTAAAGACTGCAGCGACAGCGATCAGTGGAGGAATAGCAGCACCTATAGTAGCCATTGTAGCACTTGCACCTGCGCCTGTAGCAGCAGTAGCTACAGCAGCATTAGTACCTACGGCTGTCAAGCCAGCACTTGTAAATCCACCTACACCTAGAGAAGCCTTTATACCTGCGGTAAGTGAAGCAGCCCCACCAGCTAGTGCAGCACCCATACCACCCCCAGCAACTAGGTTAGCTGTCGTAGCTCCAGCAGCAGCACTACCAAAACCACCAGCAAAACCAGCAGCAATAGGAATTAGTATCCTACGCTTAAGAGCCATAGCAGCCATATCTGCTAGTAGCCTGATGAACATGTCCTTGATAGAGCCTACGAATGACTTAAAGTCTCTCATACCGTTCTGTAGGAAATTAGAGAATGCGTCTGCTACACCATCTACTGCACCAATAACTTGCTGGTCTAGGGCATCAGCAAATTCAGTTGCAGTCATCATAGCCTTTTCATAGGCTGTACGAAGGTCTTTTGTGACCTTTGTTGTTTTCTTAGTCTCTTCTTTTATTTTACCTATAGCAATAAGATATTCTTTAGTGTAACCCATACGCATTAGGGTTTCTACATCATATCTATCAGTAACTTTACCTGTAACTACTGGCTGAGACATAACAATCTCTTCATCAGACTGAGCTTTTTTCAAGGCTATCGCAGCCTCTAGTGCAATACCCATTTCATCAGCTAGTTTAGCGGCTTCTTTTTTAGCATCAGAGATAGGGGAAGCCATGTCCAGGCCAGCTAGACGTAGAGCTTCATAAGCACCTTCTCCAAGCTCTTTCTTCAAATCGTTTGCAGTATTGAAACCATCAATCAACTCTTGGTTAAGTTTATTAGCTTCAACCTGCGCTTGCGTTAAAGGTTCATAGATAGGCGTTCTTGCTTGAGCTTTGAGAATACTTAAGTTTAGTTCAGCTTCTTTTCTGGAGGCTTGGAGTTGGTCATATAACTCCATTTCCCTCTTTAATAGGTTACCTTTAACTCCTAGTGCTTCACGAGATTCCTTATATGCATCTCTAGCTTGTTTAGCAGATTCCTGCCTATACTCAGAGCTATTTTTGCCAAACTGAGATTCTATTTCAAGAAGTTTAATTTGATCTCGTAGTATTCCCATTTGATCTTCATGGGCATCTTTTATTCTTTTAACAGCAGCTTCTCTTTTTTCAACTTCAGAGGTCATCTGTTGTAAGATAGCTAGGCCAGATTTGTAACTGTTTTGTATAGCTTCTTGTCTAGCTAAAGCTAGTCTGTCTAACTCATCTTGGTCAGCTTTAGCATCAATAATATCATATTCTTCGTTAAGACGATCTCTAAGCCTTTTAGCGACAAGCTCAGTGACACCAGCCTGTTGTATTTCTAAATTTAAGGCATTCATTGCCTGTCTGCGAACTTCATTTCTATACTTAAGGTGGTCTTGACCAAACTTATTTTCTATAGATGCAAGTTTGTTAGCGTCTTCCATAGAACGGATACGCTTTAGGTATTCAGTATTTATCTTAATTTGTAGCTCTCGCTGTTCATCAAGAGCCTTATCCATTAAGTCATTAAGAGTGTTTATGACACTTTCAGCATCAGCTTGTTTACTTGGGTCAAAAGCAGCACCTATAAGTGCCGACAAACGTTCAGCAACGCTTAAATCAACATTCATAATGTTAGAAGCATTACTGTTGGTTTGTAAGTCTTTTATAAGCTGTAACTGTTCTTCCCTAAGTTCTTTAATGGCATTTACCCTGTCAACTAAAGCTAGTTGATCAGTAGTTATACCTTGCTCTAAAGCTCGTTGTTCTTGTCTGAAATCCCTAAGTGTTTTAGTTAATCCAGTTACCTTATCTTTGGCCTCTTCTGCTGACTTAGCAGTTCTCATAAATGCACCAGCTATGGCTGTAGCAATAGGGACTATAATACCAAGCCCAGAGAATACAGCAATCGCTGCAGTACTTTTAGCAAGCATAGCAAAAGTACCAATAAGCTGGGTAGCCTGTTGACCAAATGCAACCATAACATTTGTACCAGATTGTACCTGAACAGCAAAGTCACCCACCTGATAACCTGTCTGTTGGAACAGAACCCCAAGTTGGTTTGTTTTTCTGGCAGTTTGTTGTGCAGCTACACCCCCTGCATTTACAGCAGTACTTAAATCCCTTTGTGCAGCAGCAAAACGTCTAACTTCCGCTGTAGCTTTTTGACTAGAGACACCAAGAGCTTCGTACTGTCTTTTAGCAGAAAGTAGTATCTTATTATAACGGTCTTGAGAGATACGGTTTTGATCAAGAGCTTTAGATGCCTTGATTATCTGACGTTCTAGACGTTCAGTAGTGGAAATAGACTCTTTGATTCCTTTATTTCTAACTACTACATCTAATTCGATTAAGTCAGCCATTCTCTTCGCCTATAGTTTTGATCCACAAGTTATCAAGGGACTTTATAGTTTCTATTTCCCACGGTGAAAGTGTGATACTCGTAAGGTCACACCAAGCCTTAATTATGTCGTAGGATATAGGATTTGGCCCTGACATCCCATACGTTCTACCTTCGTGTAGTTGTAGGAATGATGACCAGATATGAGCAGCAATATCAGGGAAGAGAGCATCAGAGTTAAACTGTTCTACCTCGTCTAAACTCTTCCCTAATTGTTTTGCTACTTGGGCTAGGTGTTCAGCTTCGGTTGATTTACCTTTAACCTTCCGACCCATCCTAAAGGAATGTTCTGCGAACTCCTCTAGTTCTGCCCTTACTTGTCCAAAAAAGCCTGTGCATCACCTAAAGCAGCGTCTACTTGTTCACGTACCCAAGGGAGCGTATCAAATACTTCACGTACTTTAGCTTCTGTGCAATCAGGCTGTTCACCACCAAGGGTGATATTCCAAGACTCAACACACTTAACAAGAAGGTCTAATGCTGATGCCTCAATCTCTTCAGCAGTAAGGTTTAGCTTACCACCTGTGCGCTGGGCTTTCATCAACCGACGGTTCTGTTGTGCATGAGAAATAGTTTTATATTTCTTTGAGTATGGGCCATGCACTGTAATGCTCATCTCTGATCCATCTTCGTTTGTTAGGATTTCAGAGTTTACTGGATTATACAGTGTTACATCTGTGGTTTCTTTGGTTGTACCAATGTTCATCAAGTCCATATCGGGTTCTCCTTTATTTGATGATTTCGGGTTAGTCGGGCTGATTTATTAGAGGGGGAGCATCAGACCCGACACCGACACTCCCCCAACCCTAGCTAGGGATTATGATGTACGTGTCAGTTTGATGTTTGTCTCTTCTGTCTCATCGTATAGAGCAACAAAAGGCATTGTAATCAAGCGAGACTGTGGGTTCTGTACTGGAACAGAAGCACCATTGTACTTAACTCGTGGGAACAAGAATGTGTAGCTGTTAGAGCCTGTAGGATCATCTACAGAAACTTCGATTGAGCTTTCAGTCTCGTTCAAGAATTTGTTGATCAATGTTTCGTCTTCATAGTAGACAGTCATTGTACCTTCAACAACAGCACGACCATATTCTAGTGACTGAGCAGCATCTGAACCAACAACGAATGTAGGTGCTAGAGAGTTAGCCAAAGAGAAGTCGATAGATGTCACGATGGAAATTGCAGAACCACCATCAGAGATAGTACCTGAGTAGCTATCAAAAGGTTGGTTGCTAGAAGCTGCTGTTGGTGTACCACCTGTCGAACCAGTTGAACCTGATTGTGTCATGGTCTTACCAACCATATCGAATGTACCTGTAACCATTTGGTTAGGTGCAATCGAAACAGCCATGTTAGAAACAGCCATACCAGTAAACAAACGGTACTGTGAAATATCTGCTGCTTCGTCTTCCATTGTAAAGTACTTAGGTGTAGTACCAACTTTCAAAACGTTTGTTGAGAATGTGTTAAAGAATGCACTCTCAAATAGTTCGTCAAAGTCAGCTTTACGAAGGTCGGTTTCAATAGAACCACCTGCTTGCTTGTTACCGTGACGATCAACCCTTGTCATACGGTCTGCTTGGATTTCATTACCTTCTACACGATCTTTTGTTAGATCAATAGAGTGCGTGTTGAATGGTAGGTAAGCGAATGTTGGGGTTGCTGGTGTTGTACCAAAGCTAGTCTCTGCAATATACGACAGACTAGAACGGCTACCTTGTGCAAATGCCATTAGTTATCTCCTTCAAGAGTATCTTGTGTGATTGTTGTTTTCGCCTTGGGAGCTTCAACCAAATGTTCAGGTAGCCCTTTGGCAATTTTAGCAGGGATTTTATCTCCCTCTTTATATGATTTACCTTGACAGGCAAAGTTTTGTTTTGCTGTATACATAAGCAATTCCTCTTATTGGGAGTAGACATACCAACCGATATTTACTGTTGCATAATACCAAGGGCTATCTACAAACCCACTGTCTCTTTCTGCATAGTCTACAGAAACAATTATTTCATCTCCACCTGCTGGTGTAAAAGAGATGTCTGTCGTAGCATCAAAGGCATCCATTACCTTATTAGCTAGTTCATCAGCAGCAGCAGGGCCAGAACCCTCTGGTGTATAACAGAATACACGGAAGACACCATCGTATCTCTGCTGTGGATTTAAGCCTCGTACAGAAGGTCTACGTGCAACTGGTACAAAGGCCACCTTAAGAAAGCTAGACCCTGTTGTAGGCTCAAAAGAAACATTCTCATAGGCAATGTCAGGTAAGTCGGCTGTATTAGCTAAATGGCTCTCAAGAGCAGCACGTATATTATTATAAATGCTCATCCGAATTTATTCCTAATTCTCTGAAAGACATGGTAACCACTAGAACGCCAGTTAGCACCATCTTCTACATCTCTTGCATGTGGTGAACGGTTTCTCAAAGTAATCTTTACGTTATCTTGCTCTAACATATCTGAAACATTTAGTGCTTGTATGTCACCTAATAGTTGACCGTAAGCCTCTTGTCTCTTCTGTTCAGGGTTTTGATTTCTTGGTTTGTTTTCAGAAGTACGAGAACGACCGCCACCCTGACCTGCACGTTTGATAGAGAATGAGGTAACATACGCACCAGTATCTACAGGAGATATACGAGTGGCATAATCAGCTATATCCTCAAGCCTATTTTCGATCTGCTCTTCAGCCATATCATTTAGGCGACCTTTAAGTCTGTCGAAGGTAGCTTGTACAGACATTATTCTACAACCTCACAGATGTAACAAATCTTAACACCAGCGGAAAATATTGTATTTACTCTTACGATATTGACTGTATCACCTTGGCCTAAGATTTGGTCTTCATCGTCAGGTTCTACTGCAAGTCCTAATGCAGGTACGACACAACGACGAGAACCTCGTCTGACTTCATCACCAATGGGTAGTCCAGTGGAAAAATTGAAGAAGTAACCATCAAAAGTATAATCTGTCGTAGCACCACCTGAAACTGAACCTGTAGCAGGATCGTATGTACCAGCAGTTGTCTTCTTGCGTAGTGTTAGTTCTTCGCCGTGATCCTGAACCAACTTAAGGAGATCATAAGCTCTAAAAGTAGCCATCTGAGTTCTCCTTAATCGTATTCTGAGCCGTAGTCATCACCATTGTAATTAGGTGGGTTACGGAAACGGTCTCGACGGAATGATGGTTGAACACGGTCTGTGTTTGCACGTACCGTATCAATTACAGTCTTACTTATACCACCAGCTTTAATACCCACGACAGCACCAGCTTTCTTACCTTGGTATTCTAGGTTTTCGGCTAGTGTGGTATATTGTTTGGCTAGGTCTGTATAGTCTGCACTTAAAGCACCATCAAGTTGCGTGTTTACTTGCCGTGAATACTTAGCAGCAACAGTTCTTGCACACCAAGCAGCAGCAAAGTAAATGTTATCATTAGTTTGGGCTAGACCGAAAGTGATCTCTTCGTTCTGCACTTGTTGATCATTAGTGTCTGTGTCTCCAAGAAGCAGACGTACAGAATTTAAACGACCAGATGCAGTCGTAGTTCCAAGATCAGTTTCGTCGTAGCTCCAAGCCATGATTAGTTCTCCAAGTGTCCGTAAGTTCTACGCCAACTACGAATAAGTCCACGTTGCTTATCTGCGATTTTGGACTTCTTACATTTTTTCTTATCAAAGTCTGCTTGTGATTGGGACTTATCTTTAACCTTGGCGTTAATTGCATCTACAACATCATGTAGTCCAGCAACATCAAGTTCTTCTAGTCCATCACCAACCTTTGTTTTAACTTCCATTTCGGAATTATGGTGCAACCAACCTTTGTTATAGAGTATCTCTACACGAATTTCGTCTACACCTAGCTCTTTCCACTTGAACTCATCACCAGCTTTGAAGTTACGCTTATGCCCATTAAAGGGAATACGTACAAATACAGGACGGTCAAACTGAAAGGGTATTGGTCTTCGGGCCATATCGTCTTCTTCCTCAGTATCTATTGTCGGGGAGGATGATGGGGACTTACGCCCCCACCAAAGTTTTATCTTAAGCAACAACTGCTTCAAAGAAGTAACCCAAGTCTGCGCCTGTGACTTTCATGTCATAGGACATCTTAACTTGAATATGTTCTGCAACTTGTTGACGCTTAAGTGCATCGTCAGAGAATGACTCTACAGTTACGCCCAAGTTGTTTACACCGTCTAGGTTGTTCCATGCGAAGGTTACACCTGCCGCTGGTGTCATTAGACCTGCTGATGCTGGTGAGTGTACCAACAATGCGTTTTTACCACCGATGAACGAGTTGCTTTCTGCAACACCTTCTGCACTGTCGTTTTTCACAGCTTCCATGACGTAGAAGTTTTCTACTTCAAAGATTTCAGCCAACTTAGCATTAGTGATAAGTGCTGTGTTGTCCACAGTCGCACCACCGTTCAAACGTGCTAGGATGTCTGGGTGGTTGATCAAGATGTCACGCACCTCTTTACCGACAACCATTGTGTTTGGCTTGAAGCCACCAGAAGCTAGTTGCATAGTACGACGAGCAGTTGTTACGTCTGCGATTGGTGTACCATTTGTGTAGTCTGACCACAAGTTTGATGGCGTGTTGTCTGTACCCCAAATACCTGCTGCGAAGAAGTTTGCAGCGAACTGCTCTTCACGATGGATCAACAGACGGTTAGTTAGTGTCTGTGCGCCAGCAGCACGAATGTCTAGAGCAGCATCTTCGTTAGCAAGAGTTTGCTGATCGAAGTCCATGCCTAGACCGTATACGTCTGCATAGAAGCTGTCTGTTGACAATGACATACCGATACGGTTGACTTCTGTGCGTGGTGCAAGAGCCTTAACATCACCTGAACGGTTCATGTTGTCACGGTCATAGATGTAGTATCTGTCAGACTGTTTCTGAACGCCTACTGTTGGGAAAACCTTATCAGCGATAAAGTTAGCTTGGTCTTGTACATAAGCAATCGTTAAGTTAGTTAACGGCTGGTCGATATGTACCGAATTTGGTGTTAGCAATGGCATTGTTTAATTCCTTTCTAATGCTGGTTACGCCGCAGCGTTACCGCCTTGGATCAATTCGATTGCGATTACTTGACCATCTACACCTGCTTCTGTAGCATAGCCCATGATAATGTTGGTAGAAGCAGCAGTTACAGCATCACCTGATGCATCTGTTGCAACAGCAGCACCTGCAGCGATTGTACCGCCAGCAGTTACCATTACTTTACCAGAGATAGCTACAGTTGCGGCTTCGGCTGCAGCAGGATCGTTCAATAGAACGCCAATGCAGTTTTCACCAGCAGAATCTGCCAAATCGACTTGACCGTCTGATTCTAATGTTACAAATTTGAATTGTGCCGACGATAGGTCTTCGCCAGCAATGAATGTCCGTGTGTCACGGGTTGTCATTACAGCCATAATTATTCCCCTTTATAGCTTTTGTTAATAAGAGCTTTACCTTCGTCGGTTTTAGCTACTGCAGCGTATGCTTTAGCATAATCACTCTTCTTCATTTTGTTGTCGTCCATATAGGATTTAACAAGGGCTTCTAGTTTATCAGTAGCAGTTGCGAACTCGCCATCTGCGTCTGACTTACCAACTTCTTCCATAGTCTCAGCAAAAGTTGCATCTGCAGCTTTCAATGCTTCCATGATAGATTCTACTTCACCGAACTCACCAACTAGAGACTTAGCGACATCAGTTGCAAAGTGTGGTAGTGCTTCTGTAGCACGTTTTGTTAGTTCAGTGTCTGCTTTAGCAAATTCTGCTTCTTCTAGTGCTTTTAGAATTACAGCAGGTACATCTGCTTTGTTGATTTGCTCACCTTCATACTCAATGTACTCTGGTTCAACTTTCTTTTCGATTGTATCAGCTTTGATAACAAAACCGTTTTCGATAAGGGCTTTACGCAAATCTTCATTGTGAATTTTGAGAGCATCGTTCTCAGCTTTAAGAAGGTCAAGCTCATCTACAACTTCTTCGGACTTCTTCATGTCCATGTTGTACATTTTCATTGCTTCATCTTCTGTCATGCCTTTGTCCATGTAAGGCTTTAGTTTTGCCTTTAGGTCGTCTGACATTTTTTCTACGTTATCTGTCATTTGTTCCTCTTCGGAGTTGTCACGCTTGAACAGGGAAACCATAGCCTGTGCATTGGCAGGACGATCAACCAACGACAGTTCGTCCAGTTCAAGCTGTTTCAAAAGGTTAGCCATTAAACTCTTCCTTTATTGCTTTACCGCCAATGCTGAAGGCGGCTAGTTCACCAGATTTGACCTTTGCCCAAACGTCATCGTTATAGACTTTGAACGCTACGATCCAGCCTTCACGGTCACTCTGTATGCCAAGGGATTCACCAATCTCTTTAGTGATAGGCATGGAGTGAATAACTGCTCCAATCTGATCCCCTTTGTGCATTTCTTTACCGACACGGACATGCTCCATAAATTTATTTACGGCACGAACCAAAGTTTCTGGCTCAATAACATCACCCTGACGGTCTACTACAGGTTCACCCTTCTCTGTAACCACCGAAGCCCAGCCGTATACCATACGTTGTTCTTCATCAGCTTTGAGAATAGTCCCCTCTATTGATTTAGTTAATTCTGACACGGTAGTATCACTTTCCCACATGCGGCAAGACCAGTAACGAGCAGAGGTCTTGTCTGTTGCAGTATCACACGAATGGCGAGAACGGAAATTAGAACGAGCTTTTGGATCATCACGACGAATTTCCATATTAGGATCACCGAATGTCACTCGTTTAACTTTGTCGCCATCCATAACGAAAACTTCAAACTTCTTGTTACCTTCTGTCAGGCGACGAGGCTTGTTTAAAGTTACTTTTTCGCCTTGGTACTCAGCCTTGGCAAATTCTTCTTTCATAATCTCTTGTACAATGACCCTGAGAGCCTCTAAGCGATCCACTGAGTGGTCTTCTTCACCTTCTGGGTAGTCTACCCCCATAAGCTCCTCATTCTGCTCTGCTAGGTCTTCATAATAGTCCAAGTATTCATTGTGGTTAATAGCTGGCATATAGACAGCTTGACCATTGTACTCATGCACATGGATCGCACCGCCTAGTCCCATGTCCATAGAACGGCTACGAGCTTCCATCTCTGTGGTGAATACATCGTTTGCGTATTGTGCTTTTAACATCTTATCTTTTTTCGGTAGAAGGTCTTTATCGTGGGTGGCAGACTTAGCACCACGCATAATACGTAAGAAACTATTTACTCTTGCGTGTGCCCACTGTTCCTTAGAGGATACATTAGGTCGTACTGATGTAGGGTTCGTCTTGTATGCACCAACACCACGATCATAAACTGTCTTAAGTTTAGCTGCAGTCACACGACCATGTTTCTTGCCATACTTCTCGTTAAACTCTGTGGCTTTCTGTCGTAGGCTGTCCATAAGACCTTTCTCTACGTCCAGTTTACCCACAGCAGACCATGCAGCTTGAAATGCACGTTGTTCGTTTTTTGTGTCGTCATAGACAGAATTAAAGACACGACGAAATTGTGTATGCTTTTCCTCTGGTACGGTTTGACGTACAGCTTTAGGTAGGTCTGAATTACGTGAATAGGGCATTAGTTAAGAACCTTTGCGAGATAACCTTTGAATATACCGAAGACTACGGCATTGTTTGTACCAGAGTCTGCTCTTATTCTGACATCTGCATTCTTGGGTACGATAACAGCAGGGTCTAAATCAATATCCCAAGGGCCACCTGTAGAAGCACTAACAGCAGCACGTTGAATGAATACGCCACCAACTTCTCTGACCTCTAGATAAAAGTCTACGTTAGCGTCTTGTTTCTTACTTACAGAACCAAAACCACCAGTAAGAACGTAGTAATCACTATCACTGAAGGTTGTTGCACCTTTGAATGATCCTTGAAGACCTTGTGGGATGTCAATGTGTATCTTAGTTGCGTCTGATGGTACACCACCAACCACTGTTGTGTTCTCGTATACTGTCACACGACCAACAATCTCAGTCCCATTAGCATTATAAGCATGTGATACACGAGCTACAGGAGTGTCTAAAGCTACTGGGTTCTGACCGTTCAGTGTTACTTCTTGTACAAGGAAAGTGAACTTTGCATCTGTACCTGTACCTGAAACCGTATGACACTCTAGTTTGATCGTCTGTGTGTCGGCTGCAGAAGAACTTGAGATATATTCAATGGTGTTATCGGTAACGTATGTTTCATTACCACCTACAGTCCATACAGTTTCAAGAGTGTCAGCAGTTAGATCAGCAGACTTACCAAACTTGATTAGAGATTTAGCTTTACGGTCTATAGATACTCTGTCGCCTGTTAGGGCTTCGATTTCACGTTCAGCTTGAACCAGTCGTCCATCAGGGACTTCATAGGCTCTTCTGGGCCAGCCACCAAACATTTGTTCTATTTCCTTAATTTCTTGGACGACGATTGCGTTAGGATCAACAGGTTCTCCCAAGTCTGGGAAAGGTGTTAAAATATCTTCAGGGTTTAAGGTAGAAGTCTCGACAAGACTTGTTGTATTAACCTCTGGTGTACCTGTTAGTATCTCTGAAGCTGTAAGCTCTATAGTACTAACTATAGTTGCAGTTACTGAGGGAACTTCGGGTGATGCAGTAACGACAGAGCTTGGAGAAAGCTGGTGATCTTGACTTAAAGTTGTCTCAGTCGCCTCTGGCTGATCTGTAACTATACTTGTAGCTATTAGATCGTGTAACTGAGTGAGGCTTGTTGTATTAACCTCTGGTGTACCTACGAGTAAATTAGGTGCAGAGAAAGTTTCATCTTCTGCCATTGTTACATCAGATACGACAGGAGAACCTGTAACGATTACTGATGCGGTAAGACCATGATCTTGGGTTAGATTAGTCTGATTAACCTCTGGTGTACCTGCAGCCAAATTAGAGGCTGTAAGACTGTATTCTTGGGTGAGGGCTATAGTAGAAACTGAGGGTGCTTGGGTTTCTACTGTATTACCAACAAGAGAGTGATCTTGAGTTAAACTGGTGTTGTTGGCTTCTGATGTTCCAGAGGTAACACTGTTGGCAGTTAATTCGTAGTTTTCTACGCTTTCTGCACCATCATCACCTAGAGGAGAAGAACCTAGTGGGCTGAAGCCTACCATGACTTTACTCCTTAAGGTTTAGTAGGCCAAGTTATCTCAAACGGAAAGCCTTCTTGCTGCGGTACATTTCTAAGAGCCACTCTATAGTCAGATTGCTCTTGTGACATTGTGTGATCTGATCCAGCCCACCAATCAGTTTCTGTAAGCAGACGATCTCTTTTCCAACGAACAAGTTCAGCCTCTGATGTTTCTAATTCAGTAGGATCAATGTATAGGCTGTCAGCTTCTGTTTGTTCTACTTCTTCTGCCATGCTAATCCCTTACACCGTAAATACTTACTTTTCCGCTAATGCTCCCTGAAATGGGAAAAATAACTATACCGTTTATATCGAAGGAACTATTTAGAAAATGCCCAAACGATTGATGGGTAATTGTATTATTGCCGCTATCAATATACCCACCAAAAACATGCCATGATTGGTACTGATTAGTTTGATATTCATCTATGTCTGTGTTTAGGGTTATTGTGCCTGACCAGCCGCCATCAGCGGAGGAAACTCCTCCAACATAATTGTATCTACTTAGGTAGTGGTAACTATAGGTTTGCCTAGCTGCATAATCTGTTGAGGAAGAACACTCCAAATACTGAACTTCATAATTACTGGTTGTCCGTGTTGCATTGGTGTAATTACCATTAGGGTATCTTATTCTGAAAACTAGCTGGCTATCTTGTGAAGGTCTAATTCTGTCTAATACAATTTCATACTTAGTATAACCCTTAGTCTTTAAATCACCAAGTTGATAAGAACCTGTAGCCCAATCAAACAGTATACTGCTTACCGCAGTATCGTTTTCAGTTATCTTACTTGAGTATATTAAGTGCCTACTAGCAACTTCTTGGTGAGAAGTCGTAGCATAAACTACAGCATCACCACTCAAATTAATTTTAGTACTGGTATTTGAAGATGCGTTAGTAGCATGAGCATAACGACCCATTGTGGTAGTGCCACCACTTATGGTAACATAACCAGAGCCTACTTCCCAGTTTCCATTAGCATCCTCTATAGTATACTTTATATAGTCTCCAGTTACCAACCCTGCATCAGAAAAGCTACTAAAACCACTGACAGCACTCCCAAGCGTAATCGTGACTGTTGTGCCAGTTGCGGCAGTTGTCATCTTTGCTCGTAAAGGGTAAACAAACTCAGTCATTTTTTACCTATGCAGGATCAGGAATACCGATAGTAAACGAACCTAGAGAGAAGGTGTTACCAGAAGTTACTGATTGTGATGCACTAAGAGAGCCTGTGACATACAAATTGCTTGAACCGTCTGTGATAGCGTAAAATGCAGCAGTTCCTGTTCCTGTTACACTTGCGTCTGACACAGAAGCTACAGTGACTTCACGACCACCACCTGTACGATCTGCAGGTGATCCAATAGATAAAGCTGTTTCATTACCTAGAGTGTAAGTAGAGGTTGCTTCTGCGTAGCTTGTAGGTTCTGTTGTGCAGATGTCAATACGAGTGCCGTTTGTTGTCAGTGTTGACAATCCATTGTCGAATACGGCATTTGCTAGGGTTGCCATGATTAACTCTCTTCTGTTGTAGTTGTTTCTTGTTGAGGTGAACCAATGATGTTATTGTCTGGGCCATCATAATAATCAGCCAAGGCACGTTCACGCTGTTGTGCTAATCCACGGCTCTCAGCGTATATCTCTGGGTCAAGTGCTGGTAGTTCAGCGTTCTGCAACAGTGAATTAACAATATCAGGTTGGTCAGCAAGGTTAATATCTGCACCATTAAGATTGCGTAGGTAACTGCCAAGTTCACGTAGATCGTGTGGTGCAACATCACCTGCAATAATGCGAGGCATGTTATCGTAGTTCAGACCGTTCAACTCCCAGAGGCGTTCAACAAGCTGTTTATTTAAGACATCGACGATAGCTTGGATGTAGCTCTCTAAGGCACGGAGGAACAGGTCTGTCTTAGACTTGGATAGGGCATACGAACCAGTGCTGCCACCACCAAGCATAAGAAACTCTGAAAGGACTGAACGAGCAATGTCATGTTGGTAACGACGAACAATAGGATCAATGTCTATGTTACGTTTACCATTTGACGACATCAATTCGACATCGACGAGCCTATTGGAGGTAGGACTTCCGTCTTTATCTGGGAAGGTGTCTGAGGGCAGGATAATGTACCCTTGCTCGTTGAATTTAACATCCCTAAGAATTTGCTGAAGGTTGGCGACGAATCCAGACTGACCAGCAGTAGCATCAGGACTGAGGTACTCAGAAGGAATACGAGCCACAGGGATACCAGCAAGCTCACGCTCCACAGCAATAGCTTCAATATTCTGGAGATTGTTAAGGTACTCGTAAGATGTGTAAGCATTACGTAGGATAGACCGCCCTGAAGGATCATTGTTAATTGCAGTGGTACGGTAGTAAAGGCTCTTACGAGTAGGAATATAACTTGTGTTGTTGAACCCAGAACCTTCTTGGTTAATACCTAAGACATCACCTGACTTCTGGTCAACATCAAACTTAGAAATAGTCCAAGGCGCACGAGAAGCAATCTTACGAACACCAATACGACCATCATCATATTTGGACTTACCTTTGGCTGAACGGCTGGTTGGGCCATTACGTCTTTTATAGACGACCTCAAACCAAGCGAAGCCATACGACAAAAATGAAAGTGCCTCTGCGATATGATCATCTAAGGTATGATCCATGTCTTCTAAGACTGTCTCAACGAAATTAGCTTCGTTAACAGCTTCGTCGGATTCGTTTGCAGGTTGCACTTTCAAATCTACATCACGCAGGATTTGCTCAACTGCGTACATAACAGCACCAATAGTACTGTCGTTATCTCTCATCTCACGATACTTACGGATGGCACGTTTGCCACGTAGTTCAGGTAAGAAATCATCAGCACGGATATTACCGTTTTGTGTGTTATCACCTGCAATCCCTAAAATCTGGGTTGCCTCTGTTTCTGATAGCTTCTTTACCATTGTTATAATCTTTTTGCTGTTGAACTACATTAAGCCCTTTGCGGAGCTATATGCCAACTTTAATTGCGGCTTGGCGTATCCGTTAAGTGAGAGGTCGGTTAAAGCCCAAACTAATGCATCAAGACGGTCTGGTGAGCCTATCGACCCTAAAGGTTCCCACTGTACCATCTGATCTTCTAAATCGTTTAATCCTCGTACATGCCTAACTTTACTTTGTTCGTATAGTGCAGATACAGGTTCAGCCCGAGCCATCTTCCCTCTAGAAGCGTGGACGAGCTTTACAGGAACTGTTTCATCCTCTGTGTGTAGCGTATGGCGTACCATATCACCACCTTGGTTACGTTCAGCTACAATACGATCAGCCATGTGATCTCTGTATAGCTGTATAGCTTTGGATGCCCATTGTTGTGGTGTATAACGACCAGTGTGGTCTTCTAGCACATAGGCTGTTCCATTTACGTCAATTCCTGCTACGACAATGCCTGTCATGTCTGATTCTGCATTTGCAGTGACAGCAGGGTCGATGGAAATAACGATACGACTAAGTTGTGGTACTTCGTCCTTCTCAATCTCGCATTTAGCTAAGAGAGTTCTGTTCCATAAAGCACCCGATGCTTCGTCAAGTATTTCGGCATATAGTTCTTGGCGACCAAGACGTGTACCTTCATAGGTTTTGCGGACTGCATCAAGGAAAGTGTCAGCAAGGTTAGCAGCATTATCATACGTACTACCTGTACTGATCGTCGTCTTTTCATCGTCTAGGATTGTTCTTATTAGTTTTGTAGTCTTGGGGGTAGTAGTCACAAACACTTTAGGGTGTTTACCTAGACGTAGACCAAACATCATCATGTCCCAAGTATCTTGGGCATTACGCCAAGCACAAAGCTCATCACACCATGCACTGTAAGCCTGTGGGCCACGAAGACGTTCTGGGTCTTCTGCTGAGAAGAATACCGCCTTAGCACCATTCTCCCATGTTAAGCTATTGTTCGTGGGAGACCAAACAGGATAACCAATGTGTTTACCACGATATGTTTCATCACCACTCCAACATACACTTAGAAGACCAGAGTCACCTTCAACCATAACTCTTCGGACATCACCTTTGGTAGGTGCGACACAGTGTACAATCTTGTCACCGCTTCTAATCCGATGGCGAACCCACTCTGCACCTGCTCTAGTCTTACCCCAACCACGTCCTGCCAAGGCGACCCATATATTCCATGAACCTTCAGGCTCCAGTTGCTCAGGTCTAGCCCAAAATCCCCAGTCATGTCTTAGCTCTTCCGCTTTCTTTGGGCCTAGCTCTTTCAGAATAGCAGCTACTTCCTCATCAGGAAGGTCTCTTAAGATGTTAGCTGTTATCTTCGCTTGGGGTTGCATCGGGCTTATTCTTTCCTAGAAGGGTAATTAGGGAGTCAATAGCTGATTCGTCTTCGTCGGGGTTCTCTGACTGTTCAACTTCATTAACAGTAGACGTAGGTGACCAACCACCTTTAGAACGTAGGAATAGTTCTGCTGCCTTAAAGTCACCGTCAAGGGCTTGTTGTATAACGACAGAACCAACTTGACCTACAATATCAGCTTTAGTGTCAGCTATGTCTTGTCCATAAAGCTTATAGAAGGTAGCTGTAGAGCTAGGAGCATTCTGGTACTTTTGTATCGACGCAAGTATGTCTTTAACAGACACACCATTACGTATGCCCTCTTTAACCTTCTTGGCTATAACTTCACTATATGGGATTGCTTGGATGCTCATATTCTTAACGACAGATAAAATTGCTTTGTAGCTCTCATCCATCGGCAAAACCATACTCTGATTCTACAGTTGGAAAGTTACGTCTTGGTTGAATGAGAACGACAAAACAATTTAGGAGATTATCTCTATACATAAGTATTAAACTTATGTCTGTTTTTTCTTTACTAGATAAAGAAGAAAAAACTATATATGCTGAAAACTATAGTTATATACTTAAGTATAGCTTTCTTACTATTATATAAGTGCTTTTTTTGTGTTTTGTAACACACAATTTTAAACTATTTTATAAGCCTTTGTTTTCTAACGAATCTTTTTTGTTGTTTTATAGGTGATTCTTGGGTGGGTAGCCGATGTTATGAACTTTTGTTACAACTTTGTTGCACTTTGTTATATGCGGCAGTTTGACACACCTGAACTAATTTCTTTAGTTTGTAGATGTAGGGGTAAACCTCCACCGCCGAATCGATTCGTGTATTATACGGAGGGTCTCACGTTTTGTCAATAGTTAATTTCATTCTGTAACAATTCGTGATCAATCTGTCGTTATGTGACAAAAATACAACACTTTGGTATAAAATTAGGGCTTGACAAACATTTTTGCTTGACACTCAAAGCGAATCGGCAGCACCCACACGAATCGTTTGTGATCACAAAAGAATAAACAAGAGTCAAAATGTGATCACAAAACAATTGGTAAACATTTATTACCACAACAAAAAAAAGACGACCCCGAAGAGTCGCCAGTTGGGAGTCAACAGTATTAAAACTAATTAGCCAACAAGGGCTTTTGCTTTGCGTTTTGACGTACCATGCGCCACGATAGCGACCGACTTGCCCTTGACGGATGCACCACCACACAACTTGCATTGTGCGCATTGGACTCTTGCCCCTGCCTCTTCACTAGCAGGACACAACACTTCTTTGCCTTTAACGATTGAGTCCAGTGATGCAATGACTCTAAATGTCCGTTCGCCTCTATCCCACGCCGACTCCGCTTGTGCTAGGTTATCCGCACTAGTCATTATGGACTCTGGCATTGTGTTGGTCTGGTGGGTGTATGCAGTGACATATTCTGCGCCACTGGTTAGGGATTCCCAAATGAATTGCGGTACTGCAAGCGGGTCTCCGTAGCTACCTAGTCTTACGCCACGCAATAGGCCAATAGCACGAATTGACTCATGCCCTTGTGCAAGCTCATATGCGCCTCGCTTGTATGCTTTGTAAACGCCGTTAGGGGCAAACAGTAGGTTAACGTAGCACGTGCGGTCTATCGCTTGCCCTGTTGCCTTGTTAGAGGGCTTGCCCTTGTGTGGACAATCACCACAAATTGACGAGTCTGCCCCTGTTCTACTGGCGGTAATTGGATCAATGTCCGAACGTAGAATCCACGTTTGCACCATGTCGCCAGTTTTACGATTGCCAGACTTTACTTGTGCGATTGCCACGATAGGTTGACCGTCGATTAGACTTGGCCCTTGGTATATGATATATGATTTATTGGTCATTATTAGGACTCCTTTTTCACTTCAAAAACAATGCAATCGGATTCATGCAAACCCCAAGTGCCACGCCATTTTTTGATAGCTATTGATGCTGATTTATTGCCAGTAAATGACTGTTCGAAATAATCACCATCATTTTCCAAACGCCAAATAATTGTAAATTTCATTAGTCTGACTCCGTATTGATTAGGACAATTATGACGATAAAGAAAACCGCCACGATAAAAGGGATATAAAGCATAAAGGGCATATTAGTTATAAAACCCCGTATCTTCACCATTGATTAGCGAAACATGATAGCCGCCCACGTTAGGCACAAAGATTCCAAATCCGTCGCTATCTGGTGCAATGCCATACGACCACTTGCCCAATAGGAACACGATTGCCAATAGTTGAATTTTAAGTGTTAGTTTTAAGATTAGGTTTCCCATTATACTGACTCCAAATTTGTTGTTAGTCCGTCCACAACTTGAAAGCTGTATTTTCCATAAATTGCCCAAACGTGGCGTTTGATCCATGCATATTCTTTGGTTGATCCGTCATAGATACCTAGTGCATTGGCAATGCTGTTTGCGCTATACCAATCGTTTCCTTCTTGCATGGCTAATTTTGCCATATATTCAGCGTCCATACGCAAAGATTCAAAACGCTCATTTTCCAATTCATCAACATAATGGTGCAATGCACGATATTCGATTGTTTCATTGCGGCAACACTTGCGAATATCTTTGGCGATCAGAGCAAATAATTGGTCATGATCAACATCAGCATCCGCTCCAAAATATCCGCTATGCATAATCATTGAATAATCGTCCGTTAGTATCTCAAACCAACGTGCAAAGCGTTCATCTTTGGTGTTCTCCCAAACTTGAGAAAAATCGTTGGTGTCGATTGCCTCCATCATTGATTGCGCCAATGCATAACAAAGACACGCTGCGAGAGGGTTTTCTTTAAATAGAGTCTTAAAGAACTGTTTCTTTTCAGCTTGCCAGATATCGTATTGCATTGTGCCAATTTCGATAAAGCTAGGAGTCTTTGCGAATTGCATAGCTTGCGCAACTGCGTCAAAGCCCGCTACTTCTTGAATTTTTGCGATTGTTTCTGCGAATTGGTTTGTCATGTCGTTTCCCTTCGGGGTTGGTTGTTGCCGTTGACGTAGCTAGGGCAGATTTTCGGACAGCTTGTCAAGAGTACAAAAGGAGAACATTGGGAAAAAACATTTTGTTACGTTACGTCATTACAACCTATAGGTTAGCCAGGTTAGTTTATTTTACAACTTATAGGTTTAATAGTTTAACGATTAAACTAGTTTTAAAATGCGGAACAGAGGGGGAACGAATCGTGAATCAAACGTGAAGATTTAAAGCTATGCAAAAAATGCATGGCAGCTATGACTTGACAAGCACAGATTCTTGTGTGGCACGATTCGAATCATGTTATGCGATTCTTACATATCAGACTTGCAAAAAATGCATACCTATAACCTATGCGATTCATGCATGGGTGCTATGCGATTTATGCATAACCGACTCTTTTTGTCGGGAATGACTGATTCGGTCATGCGGTTACCTGATTCGCTGTCGTTTGTCAATCGGATTCACGAGTCAAGCAAAAAATACTTGCGAATCGTAGTAAATTTACCACACTATCCGAAATATCCTGTCAATTATCCTTTTGTGCCATTGACAGCAAATTTGGATATGCGAATCACTACCCGAATCGGTAGTTTGGAACGAATCAAGAACGAATCACGAAAATCAAACGAATCGGGAACGAATCGTGAAATGAGAACGAATCAGGAACGAATCAGGAAAACGGAACGAATCATGAACTGTGATATTTTTGCCACAGACCCCCCACAGTGGAAATTAAGGGTCTACCCCCTCCAGTGGAAATTAAGAGTTGACCCCCACAGTGGAAATTAGTAATCTACTTACGAATCACCCCCACAGTGGAAATATAGAAAGGAAAATAAAATGGCAGAGATTGGCAAAAGAATTACCTACAAAGGTCACTCAATTATTCCAGTATACTTTGCAGAAAGTAAGAAAACAGTGTTTGACTTGTACATGGGAATCACGTATACACGTTTTATAGACACTTGGAACAGCGTAGAAGAGTGTAAAGAATATGTCGATAGACCTACAAAGATATAAGGAGACCCCTACGATGGAAAAAGAAGTAGAAGTACTAAGCATCATAGCAAAGATACTGAAGGATGCAGATAAAGAGATCGTCGCAGTGTTCAAGAACAATTTCACTGAGGATGAACTGGATAACAGTGCATGGGCTATATCTGCTTACAGTCTAGCGTGGGATGCTATGCGTGAAGCAGAAGAGTTAAAAGCTAAAGCAGAATTGGAGTCGTAAAATGGAAACTATCATCAAGCAAATCAAAGAGATCGACAGTGACCTACACAATGTTATTTGTCGTGCAGAGAAATGTCGTCAGGATGCTGAACGTGGGATCAACGTAAACCACAGTTCAGATTTCTCGTGGACTAAAGAAGACAAACTTAAGAGCCTGTTTGAATATCTGGAAGATGCCAAAAATGATATTGACCAGTTGAAGGATGACGTGAAGGTCATAAAAGATTACTTGACTAATCTTCTGGATGATGTAGAGTACGAATCAATCAGACAGAAAGCTATAGGAGAATCATAATGAAATATAATCTTATCATCAGCTACCCAGACGGAAGTTATCACCTCTGGAATAAGACAAAGGATAATGAATGGGAAATTACCTTTGAATATGAAGAACAAATGCTAAAGTTTATGCAGAGACTATTGGAGAATATCTATGACTAAAGTTGGAGAAGCATACGTTGGTGAAGACGGACAATGGTATTACTATACAGAAGAGGACATAGAAAAGATGGGTAAAGTAAACGCAATGTACCAAGACAAGGTAGAAGCAGAATATGAACGTGGGGCGATCAATGCTTATTATGGTCGTCGTCCTAACCCAAACCACTCAGACGTATATCTATTAGAAGCATACATGGAAGGCTACAATGAAAAACCGTATGGAGAAAAAGATTATGGATACGATGACTAATCACTATATCATCGCAATACTACACAAAGACCATTCCATTACACCTTTATGGGTTGGTCGTCTTTATGGTCGTCTAGCTGCACTCTTACGTGTAGACCACCTGCAAGAAACTTGCGAATTTGAACTAAAGGCACTTGACGGAGAAAGATTTATTCCGTACAGTCTTAAACAGGAACAGTAGAAAAGGAGAATCACATGACTAACTATGTTGCAAAAGATGTTGTACTTCAAACACTTACAAAAATTGGATACAATAGAACATTCCATGTTGTCTTTGATAAGGCTGATGGTGAAGAACGTGAGATGGACGCAATGATGATCCAACCAGATCGTCCAGTGTTCAAAGAAGTAGAGAATATGCCAGTGATTGACATATGGAAAGAAGCATGGCGTTCGTTCAATGTTAATCGTGTAAAACAGATTGTAACAGAATGATAGGTGTCGAGTGTTTGGCGGTTGCGATCTTCTTTGAGGCTCGTGACCAACCCCTCTCAGGGCAATTCGCCGTGGCAGAGGTGGTAATGAACCGTGTGGTCGATGATCGTTGGCCTAATACTATTTGTGGTGTCGTATTCGATGACAAACAATTCTCGTTTACCCACGATGGAAAGTCTGACCGCATTGATGCATACATAGATAACATAGATGACTGGAGAGCCGCTGTAACAGCTCGTGAGATAGCTTATCAGGTTTTTAGCGATGGGTATACCGAAATGACCTCTACCCACTACCATGCACTCTCTGTGTCGCCCTCATGGGCAGAACATTATTTTTACGACGGAAGGATTGGCGATCATGTATTCTACACTGCACCAGTTGGCAAGTAAGCCAAAAGTAAACTTTACAATTAACGGTACTGTGATATGTACACATAGGATGACCCGCAAAGAAGTAGATAAGGTCGTCAAAGCAATGGAACGCAAAGGCTATACACTAGAGGTAACATACGATGGAAAAACTAGAGAACTATAACTTGGATTTCTTTTTGCAGGAGATTGGGATATTACCTGTTAAAAGTGAACTGGATGAGCTGGCAGACCTGACCACAAGTCTACTGGATGACCGTAGTAAATGCATGGCTAAAGGATACTATCGTGACCCCTACGATGAAAATAACGAAATATTGTTTTAGACTGGTCACTGCCCTATCTGTGTTGCTTAACGTAATACTAGGTGGCAGTAACAACCAAACATTCTCTGCACGTAACTGGCAGTGGAAAAAGGATAAGAGACCTAACCTAGTGTGGTTAATCGACCTGCTCATAGGTAAAGACCATTGCTCAGAGTGTTGGGTTTACTGGAAAGTGAGAAAGGAATGGAAATAAAAAGGCCAAACCCTATTGCAAAAGCACTTAGGCACCCTAAGTACAAACCAAGGGTGGTACCCGACAAAAAGAAACCTGTCCCTGACAGAAAACGTAAACACAAAGGAGAACAGCCTAATGAAAAAAGGTGAAATCAACGTAGACCTGATTGAGCATATGGGTGATGACCTTACGGTTGTACGTGCTGCACGAGTGTCCTACGCTAACACTTCTGACTGGCGTGGTCAGATACATTCAGGGGAATTTCGTGTCCTCAGTGACAAGGACATACGCTTAATCAGTTTTTTAGCAAAGCATAAGCATACATCACCATTCGGACATGGGTTTGCTACCTTCCGTGTGGATGCACCAATCTTTGTTGCCCGACAGTTGGTTAAGCATAAGTTCCTACGGTGGAATGAGATTAGTCGTCGTTACGTGAAGTATGAACCAGAGTTCTATGAACCATACTGGCGTGAGAAACCTGAGAACTCTAAGCAGGGTTCAGGGGGGCCGATGGAAATTAGTCAAGAAGCTGAAATGATGTTTCATGCTACCTTACGTAATGCACTTACGACATATGACATGATGATCAAAGAGGGTGTTTCACCTGAACAGGCACGATCCATATTACCCCAGAATATGATGACATCATGGTATTGGTCTGGCAGTCTGGATGCATGGGCTGACATGTGTAAGCTACGTTGTGCCAAGGATACACAAGCAGAAACACGCATCGTAGCCTCTGTGATTTATGGGGAAATGCTGAAGCTATACCCTGTCTCTTGGGCTGCATTAATGGAGAGTGATGATGGATAACGATGATATTATGAAAATATGTCGATCCCTAGCGAGGAAATATAACGATCCACAAGAGTATGACGACCTAGTGTCTGAAGGTGTCGTAAAAGTGCTAGAAATGGTCGCTGAAGGTAAAACCGACAAGAACCTACTGTATTCTCATGCGCAAGCAGTGATGAATGAGTATTACAATCTGTCTAGATCACCTGTTAAAGTGCCTAAGTCGCATCAAGCAAAGGCAATGAGTGCTGATGATGATGTTGATGGTTGGACTGCTACTGCCTTACATCAGGCATTGTATGCTGATTCTGTTGAGTATGAAGAGTATATGTCGCAAGCACCATCGACAGAAGACCTGTACGAACAGAAAGAATGGTTTGCTAGGGTTCAAACTGTGGCTGTCAGTCACCTAACACAAGAAGAGTGGGCAATCATTCGCATGAGATATTGGGATGACCTTACACAAGATGATGTAGGTATTCATATGGGTCGTAACAAAATGTGGGTATCACGACACGAAAAAGCAGCACTAGAAAAAATCCGTAACAATTTGTGATGTTACTAAAACAACAAAAAGCACTTATAGGTAAGTGTCCCTTAAACATAAGTTTATTACTCAAGTTTAATATCTTGTTTTAGTAAATAAACATAAGTAGGAAACATAAGTATGAGTAGAACTGCACATTTGCCATGTCCTTATCATGGTTGTGGATCGTCTGATGCCTTTAGGTGGTGGCCTGAAGATGGGAATGGGTTTTGTCACTCTTGTCGTGGAAACTACCCGAAGGATAAGAAAGAGTTGTTCAGTTGGGCAAAAGAGAAATACCCCCCGAATGGAAATAAGGAATGGTCAGATATGAACGTAACAAGTTTTACACCTAAGAAGGTAGAAAGTAAGGATGATGGTCGTTATCAATCCATGCGTGGTATCAATGCTACGACAATGGAAGATTATGGCGTAAAGACATTCCCTGACCGTCAAGAGTATGTATACCCCAGCGGTGGAATTAAGGTTCGTCGTTTAGACGAGAAAGCATTCTACACTAAAGAGGGTTTCAAGGGTGATGAACTGTTCGGTATGAACCTGTTTACATCTGGGTCGTCTAAAATGGTAACGGTAACAGAGGGCGAACTAGATGCCCTGTCAGTGGCACAAATGCTTAAGAGCAGCTACACTAACCCTGTTGTGTCTTTACCCTCTGCTACGCCCTCTAAGAAGCTCTGGGAGAACTGTAAGGAATGGTTAGATGGGTTTGAGAAGATCATCCTATCTGTCGATACAGATGACGCAGGTAATTCTCTTGCTGATCGTATGGCTAAGTTATTCCCTAACAAGGTCTACCGTGTACCACACGACAAATACAAGGATGCTAACGAGTTCCTACAGAATGGTGCGCAAGCAGAGTTTAAGAGTGCATGGTGGAATGCTAAGAAGTATACACCAGAAAATATACTAAACACTGCAGACCAGTTTCTGTCGTTGTATCACGATACACCAGAGCATATCTATGTAGAGACAGGCATTCAGGCACTGGATGACAAGATACTTGGTTTGATGCAGGGACATTTCACAGTGTTCAAAGCACCTACAGGGATCGGTAAGACAGAACTAATGCGGTATCTAGAATACAACATGCTACAGAAGGGCATACCGATTGCTGCATGGCATCTAGAAGAAACCAAACTAAGGTCACTACTTGGTCTTGTGTCGTATCACCTGAACGATAATCTGACACGCAGGGATTTGATTGATGAAAAGGAACGTAACGAGGATGTAATAGAAGCAATCAAAGACATCACTAAGGATGAAAACTTCTATCAGTTTTTTCTAGGTGATGGTGCAAGTGCTGAAGACTTGATTGACCAGATTAGGTTCTTTAGTCAGGCATGTGGTTGTAAGTTTATCTTCTTTGAGCCTATCCAAGATGTAATCTCTGGATCATCTGAGGAAAGCAAAGAACAACAGTTGGCTGACCTGTCAGTACGTCTGTCTAAACTTGCAGCAGAATTAAACGTAGGTATCGTAAGCATTGGTCACACTAACGAGAACGGTGATTTCAAATATTGTAAGATGATTGGTCAACGTGCATCAGTTATCATCGACTTGTACCGTGACAAAGAAGCTGAAGACCTACAGGAACGCAACACAACGTATCTCAAGATTGAGAAGAACCGTCCATCCTCTGAGGAAGGTGCAGCAGGTAAGATGCGGTTCAACTACGATACGTTTACACTACGAGAGGTGATCTAATGTCTGATATTTTCTGGACTAAACTTAAAACTGATGAGGCTACTGTGTGGCTTAATAAAGAAAAATGCAAGGAGTATACTAAAGAAACTTATCCGATAGTCTTAGAAAGTGGCGACCTCATGGTAGTAAATGAGGATAAACAATACGCATACATAGATAATTTTATACAAGATTCTATACAATTCTTAGTGGATCATGGTGAAATCAACCCTGTTCTTAGGACTTTGTCGGAATCCTTAATAAACGATTTCGCAGCTACCGTTGAAGAATACGGATTTTATGCAGAAGAAGCACCAGATGAATGGACTGGAAAAGAGTTAGCAGATGAGATACTAGACAGCTTAGAAGGTTTATCTAGAAAACTAGGTACAACATTAGAAGAAATTAGAGAAAAACGAGAATATGATTTCTATTGGGATAAGTGTTAGGAGAACAAATGCCAGTATTCGATATTGAAACAGACGGTCTACTAGACGAACTAACAAAGATTCATGTGTTATCTTGGATGGGGGACGATGGAAATGTGCATTATACACATGACTATGATGCTATGCGTATATTTTTTACAGAAGCACCTACACTGATTGGTCACAACATCATTCGCTTTGACATCCCTGCAGTGGAAAAAGTGTTAGGCATTGAAGTAAAGTCTCGTCTGATCGACACTCTACCTTTGTCGTGGTATCTAAACCATGATCGTATGAGACATGGGCTTGAGGGCTACGGAGAGGACTATGGTGTACCTAAACCAGTGATCAAGGACTGGAACACGCTAACACCAGAGGAATATGCTCACCGCTGTAATGAGGATGTTAAGATCAACACAAGGTTACACCGTGACTTGGACTTGAAGCTGAACAAACTGTATCAGGACAGTGGAGAGAAAGATCGCTTTATTGACTATCTCATGTTCAAGATGGACTGTGCAAGAGAGCAGGAGACCCTACGATGGAAATTAGATGTGGAGAAAGCAAAAGCCCATCTACAGGAATGGGAAGACCTAAAGCATGAAAAGACAGAAGCCTTGGCTGATGCTATGCCAAAACGTAATCTATTTACTACCAAGACAAAACCGAAAGTCATGTACAAAAAAGACGGTACACTTTCTAGTCACGGCGAAAAATGGGTTCAGTTATGTAAGCAAGAACACCAACCGATTTCTACACTGTCTATGGTGGTCAAAACAGGAGAAGAACGAGCAAATCCTAATAGTGTGGAGCAGGTCAAAGATTGGCTTTTCTCTTTGGGGTGGAAACCTCGTACCTTCAAATACCTAAAGGATAAGGTAACTGGTGATGAACGGAAATTGGAACAAGTACGGAAAGACGGAGAACTCTGTCCCTCAGTACGTGAACTGGTTGAACAGGAACCTGCTATTAGTTTGCTTGATGGCTTGTCTGTTCTTTCACATCGTATTGGTGTCCTTAGATCAATGGTTGAAACAGAGAACGATGGATACGTGCAAGCAACTGTTGCAGGGTTCACTAACACCCTACGCTTTCGTCATGCCCGACCACTGGTCAACTTGCCATCGGTTGATAAACCCTACGGAAAAGAAATCAGAGGGTGTCTAACTGCACCTGAAGGTTACACTTTGTGTGGTGCTGATATGACATCGTTAGAGGATACGACAAAGAGACACTACATGAAACCACTTGATCCTGATTATGTCGCTGAAATGTCTAAGGATGGGTTTGACCCGCACCTTGACCTTGCTAAACACGCAGGTGTCGTCACACAAGATGACATCGACAAGCATAATTCAGGGGAACGTAGCCTTAAGGCACTACGTAAGAACTACAAGGTGGTGAACTACAGTGCTACGTATGGTGTAGGAGCCGCTAAACTGGCTCGTGAGACAGGTATGAGTAAGTCTGAGGCACAGACACTGCTAGATGCTTTTTGGTCACGTAACTGGTCAGTACAGAAGGTGGCAGAAGGTCTACGTGTTCGTGAACTCTTTGGCTCCGCTTGGGTACAGAACCCTGTATCTAAATTCTGGTATAGTCTGCGGTCTGACAAGGATCGTTTCAGTACACTAAATCAGGGTACAGGTGTATTCTGTTTCGACAGTTGGGTTAAGGGGTGTCGTGGTATGGGACTAAAGACTATCGGTCAGTTCCACGACGAAATTATAACTTTAGTGGAAGAGGGGGATGAGGACAAAGAAGAAAATATTATGACTATGGCAATCGACCAAGTAAACCAAGAAATTCAACTAAATGTACCACTTGGGATAGATGCACAGTTCGGACGGACATATGCAGACATCCATTAGAAAATAAATTTCTACTTTAGTGTTACAAACTGCGAAAAAAGCACTTATATATAATTACCAGACTCGACGAAAGGAAATGTCATATGGCACGATATGAAATGGAAATGGTCTTACAATATGCTAAAGTATTCCCAGAGAATGCAGACATGGGCGACCCGAATGGGAATACGATTGCAAAGCAGATTGCAGACAAAGGTGGTCAGTATGTGATGAACGCATACTTCACTAATGAGGCAGACATCGACAAGTTGTTGTCAGATGGTTTGAACCCAAGTCCAATGGGAAGCCAACGTATTGCAGATGGTGAAGCTGAATTTGGCATCGGTAAATACATGAAGATGAAACGGTCAGTTGCTGACAACATCAAGACCTTCACTGACAACAAAGGTAAGCCTGTTGAGGTAAATTATGGTGGGCCTATTGCTGTCGTTGACCTTACACAAGGTGAAGATAACAAACGGTGGTGGAGTTTTGAGGATGATGGGCCGTTAGGTAATGGCACAAAAGCTAAAGTCATCTTTGATGTTTACTCTAATGGTTCAGGTGTTCGCATGAACGCTATCGGTGTTACAGATCATGTAGCCTATGAACCTGCAGAAACTAGCAGCATCGGTGCTTGGACAGAGGTAGCTTAATGAATGTAAACTTAGAAGCAGTAGCTGATGTAGAAGAGGATGGTTACAGCGGTAACATCACAATCTATCGTGAAGACGTTGAAGACGTATATCAGTTAGCTAACCTGTTCACAGACTTTGCTGTCGCTATGGGTTTTACCTATGTCAAATCAGTAGGGTTTGAGAAAGACGATGGTACTGTAGTATGGGGTGACTTCTAATGACCTTTGGCAAAGTGCTGATCGACGGTGACATCATAGCCTACAGAGCAGCCTTTGCTACTCAAGATAAGCTACCTAAAGATGCAGAGGAAAAGGCAGAAGAGCTTATCCAATACATCTTACAGGAGACTCTGGTGTTCCCTTCACCTAATGATTACAAAGTGTATCTCACAGGTAAGGGGAACTTCAGACATGATGTAGCTAAGTCACATGTGTACAAGGGCAACCGTAAGGATGCATCTAAACCTTTACACTTGCCGACTGTAAGGCAGTATCTGATAGACAAGCATAATGCAATCGTAAGCGAAGGAGAAGAAGCTGATGACCTTATAGCGATAGAAGCAACCCGACTTGGTAAGAACACGACTGTAGCATCAATCGACAAAGACATGTTGCAGATACCTTGTAAGCACTTTAACTTTGGTCGTGGAGAATGGTCAGATGTTGACGAGTGGTCAGGTCTTACGTTTTTCTACAAGCAAATCTTAACTGGTGACGCAGCAGATAACATCATAGGTCTTTATAAGGTTGGCCCTGTAAAAGCTGAGAAGATGTTAGATGGTGCAGAGACTGAACAGGACTTGTGGCAGAGGTGCGTAAATGCCTACAATGGTGACGTAGATCGTGTTATAGAAAATGCCAGACTTCTTTGGCTTAGACGTAGAGAGGACGAGCTATGGCAACCGCCCGAAGCAGTAAAGCAAAAGGACGACTAGGACAACAAGAGATCAGGGATACTATCCTTAAGACGTTCCCTGAACTTGAACCTGACGATGTTCGTTCTACTGCTATGGGCCAGTCAGGGGAAGATATACAACTGTCTCCAAAGGCACGAGACATTCTTCCCCTGTCTATAGAAGTAAAGCGACGAAAGAGCCTAGCAACCGTATACGACTGGATTGAACAAGCAAAGCAAGACGGTCAATATGAACCTGTTGTTTTCTTCCGTGGGGATAGAAAAGATTGGGTTGTTATGGTTGGTCTGGAACACTATATGGAACTTGTAAGTAAGTGGAGAAAGTAATGGGCAAACGGTCTAACTTTGAACGTGTTGAAAGAGATTATTACCCGACACCAATAGAGGCCGTTGCACCTTTGATCGACCATCTTCCGCAGGAGACTTTTGACTTTGTTGAACCTTGTGCAGGAGATGGTCGGTTAATCCAACATATACACGATCTTACAGATGGACATGGGACTTGTATATATGCTTGCGACATTGAACCTAGACATCCCGACATTGTTCAGCATGATGCTCTTGATATTGACTTTGGTGGCTATGAGGTAATGGACTTCTGTATTACTAACCCACCGTGGGAACGTAACTTCTTACATCAGTTTATAGAACACTGGATAGACATTTGTCCTACTTGGTTGTTGTTTGATGCAGACTGGATGCATACTAAACAGTCAGCTAAACTTATGACATACTGTTCTAGAGTTGTCAGTGTTGGCAGAGTTAAGTGGATAGAAGGTTCAAAGCATACAGGTAAGGACAACTGTTGTTGGTATCTATTCGATCAGAACGATAAAGGCCCGACTGAATTTTACGGAAGGCTAATGTGATGCCACTAATGGACTATATGGAACTCTTCGAGATGATAAAGCAAGAAGAAGATGTAGAAGGGCTACGACGAAAAGCTACATACTTGCTTATGTCAAAATGTCAAGAAGATGAAACAGTAAGTGAAGAAGAGTTTCTAGCCTTTGCAGAATATGCAGCTATAAACTTAGGAACAACGGAAGGAATGATACATTGATTAGTCGTGAAGATATAGAAGCATTTGAATACTTCAGTCAGACAGAGATGGAGATGAATGTATATCAGAACGCAGCAGCCCAGACAGCTATCTATAAGCATGAGCATCAGGTTATCTATCCTGCGTTAGGACTAGCAGCAGAAGCAGGTGAGGTAGCTAATAAGGTCAAGAAGATACTACGTGATGGTAAGTTTGATCGTGAGGCTATTGCTGATGAAGTAGGAGACTGCCTGTGGTACATTGCTGCATTGTGTCGTGACCTAAACGTAAGCATGTCAGACCTTGCTGCAGCTAACCTGAAGAAACTTCAAGACCGCAAAGAACGTGGGGTCATTAGTGGAAATGGAGACAAAAGGTAATGACTGGTATGATTGGTGTAGAGACTGTAGAGGAACACGAAGATGGCAGTGCAACCTATCAGTTTCACCTTGATAATAATTGTGCCAAGTTGTTGCAAGAAGAGGGTTTAAAGTTGGTACTCTACTGTGCAGCAGCTAAGTTAGACCTGCAAGTAGTGTATGATTTTATAGAGGATCATATCAAGAGAGATGAACTAACAGAATATAAATTTGGAGATGTAAGTGAGTAAGAAAAAGACAGGTATGACTTGGTTCTGGCGGTTTCTAAACTATATAGCAACATGGCGAGAACACAGAAATACAATTAAACAGCTTAATGCTTTAAGCGACAAGGAACTAGCAGACATAGGAATTAGTCGTGCAGACATTGACCGTCTAGTATGGCTAGGTGAAGACAAAACAATGCGTGGACGAGGAAAAGAACAAGAATGAACAATATGCTCCCTACCCCCTATCAAAACTTTATTGCACTATCACGTTATGCACGTTGGACAGGTGAAAAGCGTGAAACTTGGTCAGAGACAGTTGACCGATACATTGACAATATCGTTAAACCCCTAACAGGTGAAGACAGTTACATCAAAGATATTCGTGATGCTATCTTAGACCTACAGGTTATGCCCTCTATGCGATCTATGATGACTGCAGGGCCAGCAGCAGCACGAGACAATACGTGTATGTACAACTGCTCTTACGTAGCTGTAGACAAGCCTAAACGCTTTGATGAAGCTATGTTTATCCTGTTGTGTGGTACAGGGGTGGGGTTCTCTGTTGAACGACAATACATTCAGAAGCTACCAGAAGTACCAGAGAAGATATTCAAGTCTGAGACAACAATCGTAGTTAAGGATAGTAAAGAAGGTTGGGCTAAAGCGTACCGACAATTACTAGCTCTACTGTGGTCAGGTGAGATTCCTAAGTGGGATGTATCTAAGGTACGACCTGCAGGTGCAAGACTAAAGACCTTCGGTGGTCGTGCATCAGGGCCAGCACCTTTGGTAGACTTGTTCAACTTCACTGTCGATAAGTTCTTAAATGCTACAGGACGTAAGCTGACATCTATTGAGTGTCACGACATAATGTGTAAGATCGGTGAGATTGTGGTTGTAGGTGGTGTACGCCGTAGTGCTATGATCAGTTTGTCTAACCTGTCAGACGACAAAATGCGTCATGCTAAGTCAGGTCAATGGTGGGAAAATTATGGACACCGTGCATTAGCTAACAACTCTGTCGCTTACACTGATAAGCCAGATGCAGAGACATTCATGCGTGAATGGACGGCATTGATCGAAAGTAAGTCAGGTGAACGAGGTATCTTTAATCGTCAGGCATCACAGAAGCAAGCAGCAAAGAATGGTCGTCGTAATCCAGACAGTGACTTCGGGACGAATCCGTGTTCGGAAATCATCCTCAAAAATGCGCAGTTCTGCAACCTTACTGAGTGCGTAGTACGTGCTACTGACAGTATTGAAGACATAGAACGCAAGGTAAAATATGCGACTATCTTAGGTACGATCCAATCTACCTATACAAAGTTTCCGTACCTATCCAAGGATTGGGCAGATAATACGGAAGAAGAGCGTCTGCTAGGTGTAAGTCTAACAGGCATCATGGACAATCCGCTAATGACCAGTGCGAATGCTGGGTTAGCTAAAACACTGGAGCATCTAAAAAATGTCGCTATTAATACTAATGCTGAATGGTCTGAGCGCCTTGGTATCCCTACTTCTGCTGCTATCACTTGTGTCAAACCTAGTGGCACTGTCTCCCAACTTGTTGATTCTGCTAGTGGGATACACGCTCGTCACAGCCCTTATTACATCCGTACGGTGCGTGGAGACAATAAAGACCCACTTACCCAATTCTTGATTGATCAGGGTGTACCTAACGAACCTTGTGTGATGAAAGGTGACACGACAACAGTGTTCAGTTTCCCACAGAAAGCCCCAGCAGGTGCAGTAACACGTAACGATATGACAGCCATCGAACAGTTAGAAACATGGCTTACGTATCAACGACACTGGTGTGAACATAAACCTAGCATTACTGTGTCAGTTCGTGACCATGAATGGGTATCTGTAGGTGCATTTGTGTATGAGCATTTTGACGAGATGT